AATCAGAGTAAAGGCTTCGTCTGCTGAAATACCAAATTGTTTCATCATGACGCCGGCCGTTTTAAGGCTTTCGTTTACTTCATACCCCATGCTGTCCCGTAGCAATAAGGCTTGTTTGGTTGCATCTTCAAGTTCTTTCCCCGTCAATTTTGTTGAATTTCGTACTTGAGTCATCGCCTCGGCAATATCCTGAAAGGATTCTCCGTAATTGCCTTTATAGATATTGACTAGCGACTCTTCCATGCCCTTCATTTCATCTTTTGTGCTATTGGTGTTATTTTCTAGGTGATTTAGAGCTTGTCTTAATTCATCTCCCGCAGTAATAAATTTGTATACACCTACAACGGCTGCTGCTATAGCTGCTGTTACTCCTAGTACACTACCTTTTATCCCGGAAAATGCTGTGACAAACCCGCTTTCTGCTTCTCCAGCTGACTCAGCGACTCCTTCTGTTGATTGACCGACCTCATTCAAAGAAGCGTTCAATTCATCAAGCACCCTAGAGCTGCCTAATGTTTGCATCTCCTGTTCTACATCGCCTATGGCGTCTTCTATTTCCTGCATAGATCTAGCGCCGGAATCCCCTAATTGATCAAGGTCTCTTCTTGCACGCTCTACCGCTTCTTGGATTTCACGCATTCCCTCTTCGCCAACGGTACCCGTTTCTCTTAATTCACGCTGAACCGAACCCAATGCGTTATTTAATTCTTGGGCTTCGCTTGAGCTATCGCCAAAAGCATCTGATATAGCTCTCTGTAAGCTGTTTAATGACCTTTCAAGGGTAGAAAAGCTTCTGTTTGCTTGCTGCGTGGATTGCTGGCTATCCGTGCCTATGCCTCGCATCTCTCGTCTAAGGGTATTAATTGACTGAGTAAAAGGGGCAATTTTGGCTGAGAAAACTGCTTTTAGCTCGTTGATTGTTGCCAATTCGTTTAGCCTCCTCCCTGCATAGCCTTATATCGTTTGAGCAATTCGATATCCGTTTCATTTTGTTTGATCTGTGGAATTTCTATATCAGGCTTTAGCATATCCATAAACTTTGTCCGTTCTGCTGCATCAGCTCCAGGATCAGAAAGAAGCAAAGCCAAAAAATCGAGGTATCGATTCATTTCTTCTTTTTGGACAATCGCCTTTTCCTCTTCCTTTTTCCACTCCATATACTTCAACAATTCAAGAATAGGAGTGTCGAGAACAGCTTCCCTGCCGCCTAATTTATCTGTTAAGGCCCAAACAATTGCTTCACCTATTGTCCCGTCATCTTTTCTGCCGCTGTCCTTGCTAGATTGAGGAACTTGGTTTTCGCTCTTGTCAGAGCCAAAGACTTTTTTACTCGGCTAATGATTTTTTCAGTGTCGTTCACTTCAATCACTGCATCGTAGATATCTAAAAGATCCAAAAATTCCTGCGATTTTAACTCATCCACATTAATTTGGCTGATTGCTGATAGCAAAATAAAAGCGTGTTCCGGTAATGAAACAAATAAGGATTCAAAGGAGTTAACCGCGTTTAAAAGGATTCTGCTGTTTAATTTGGCTAAATCGACCTCTTTGACATCTTCGTCTCCGAATATTTCTTTGAACAAGCCCTTTAATGACTCATTTTTACTCATGGCGCCCATAATGCCGTTAATGGCAGACATCATATTAATAAAGCTATTTCCAGTTAGAGCCGTAATTTCACGCTTATCTGATTTCACGTTTCCGTCATTGTCTCGAAATTTTAAAGTAACTGTTACAGACATAATTCTCCTCCTCAAAATAAAAAGGAGGCCCTTTGAGAGCCTCCTCAAAATATTAAGCTACTGCGTTCGGATCGGTAGGGCCAACATAGAAAAAGTTTCCTGGCTTAGATGCATCCATTCCATCTCGAGGCATCATGGACATAGAAACTGGAATATTTCCTTGCTCATTGCCAAAACCGCGGGTAAAATCACCATTTGAAACAACTTTATAAATTGTAATATCCAAAGATTTATCATCGCCCATAATGCGAGGGTGGATCGTTACTTTTTTTGCTTTTTTGCTTAATCGGGTACCGATTTTTGCGTCCATCAATCCGACGGTTTCGCCGCCTACTGCAGCGGTAATGGGTTCTGTAAAGCTCATCGCTAGCTGCAAGATTTTCATGTCTTGCTGTGCTGCAGAAAACGTTAACGATCCTGTGTAACCCGTAATAATTTGTTCAATTACGGTCTCTCCGAAGTCTGCTACACTGATATCCTTTAACATCGGGGCAAGTTTAAGCTCCCCGCCCTCTGATTGAAAAAATTCAAGCCCATCAAATTTTACAGGATTGCTGCCATCTAAATCAGAAAAAGTATAATCAGCTAAACCGAAAGGAATCTTTTCGATTAGATTATCTGAAACTACTGTCATAATTATCTTTCCTCCCTTAATGTTACTTGTAAATTAACTGTCCACTCCATTACGTCATTTCGAACTCCTAATCTTAAAGGTTCCCCCATTGGTTCAATTAGGTAAATTCTATAGGTATTAAAACTATTCGAAACGGATAGGTTTGATTTTTTATAGAAAAAGCCAAAAACTTTTTGAGCTGCCTGTCCGGCAAATCCCCAATCGGATGAACGGATTAATACCTGGTATTGTGGATAACGGAACCGGGTATCATAAGGGTCTGGGCCTGGCCCGCCTTCTGAATAAACGGTAGCCGTGTTATCCTTAGCCGCGTAATAATCGATAGTCCACTCTAATTCTGGGATTGCCAATGCTAATTCATCTTTTAAATAGGACTGTATCATGGTCTATCACCCTTCAAAACCCGTTCGATGATTCTTCCTAGCATTTTTTCGTAATCTTTTTTTGTTGCGTTGATAGCATTCTGCAAATACTTCCTGCCAGGCACATATCCGCGCCAAGGGGGTTTCATTCGAGTCCTAAGCCCCCGTCCGTCCTCGTAATAATCCTCGAACCTAGAGTGATTATCGTATTTGTCATGCGTCCCTGCTCCATACTGCTTCTCGTGGAGTTTCAAGGCATACTCCATATTCGTTCCACCTTCAACGACTATGCTGTTCCCCTCTTTTTTCGCGGGCCCAAAATTAATGGACGCTTCTAAATCGCCCTCATCATGAAAGACCAAGGCTTTGGTACCCTCTTCGAGTAATAAACCGTATTTCGTGAACTCTTGAAGAGCAATCCGCTCAAGATCCTCTTCCATCCCGTCAAACAGCTCTGTTAACTCCTCAAGTCCTTCCCATTCTAGACGGAGGTAATCGTTATTAGCCAACGTAAACAGTCCTAAAAAACACTTTATTTCCGGCTAAGTTTGTCGATTCATTCATCGCAACCACCTGTCCTTTCGTCACTTTACCAGCCCAGTCCTTATACTCAATCTCGATACCATATCCGACAGGCGCATCAGGGGGAAGGTCTACTTCTAGAGAAGTTTCATAAGATTGGCCATTTGTTCCTTTTACTGTACGAGTGGAATATTGGACACGAGCTTTAGAGCTTACCTGTTCTTTTGCAGGTCTGCCGTATTCGTCCTTTTCACCGAATATCGGAACAAAGATTGTGACATCGTGCTTCATGGATGGCCTCATATCAAACGCCCCACAGCCGCACGAGATGGCCTCAGAATGGTTAGAACATCAGGAGAGATGCTAGAGCCGTTAAACGTGATGGAAACGCCCTTGGTGGAGAAGGATTGCACACCATGGCGCTTGTATTTGGAGAACTCTTCATCCTCCCCCTCAAGCATAAAGATTACTTGAAGCGCTACAATCCGTGCTGTGATTTTCGATTCTTTAAACCGATCCTTCAGCAGTTCTTCTGCGGTGAATACGATAGCCTCTTGGTCCGGTCCATTCAACTTGAGGTATAAGTCCGCAAAATGCAATTTGTTTAAGTAGTCATCAACTTGAGTGAAATCCATAGGGCATCACTACTCGCTCTTTTTATTTTTTGTAGCCTTCTTTTCTTCTTTTTCTACAAGTGTCACTTTGTCGCCCAGGCGATCTGCCAGTTCTTCCGATAATTCAAATTCCTGTTCCGTTTGCACAATGGCGCCGTTATGGACTAAATAAGTATTAGCTTTGTATTTTGGCATGTAAAAGACCTCCTAGTAATTTATGAAAATAGAAAAAAGGCAAAGCTAAAAAGCCCTGCCTTACATCATTAAATAGTTAAGTGAACAATCGCTTGCGGACG